CGGTGGTGGAGGTGGAGGATATGATGGAGGTGGTGGAGGTGGAGCTGGTGGTTATCAAGAATTATTAAGTCAACCGGTTTGTGGAAACTCTCCTTACGCTATTACAGTAGGTGGTGGAGGAGCTAGTATGACTAGCGGTTCCAATTCAATTTTTGGATGTACAACATCATGTGGTGGAGGAAAAGGTGGTGGTCCTGCAAGTGCTGCCGCTGTCGGAGGATCTGGTGGTGGTGCAAGTATGAATGGACCTTTTAACTGTGGTGCAGCTGGAACATGTGGTCAAGGAAATGCTGGAGGAAACGCTCCCGCATGCTCTGGTGGAGGCGGAGGTGGTGCTTCTGGTGCAGGTACTACAGGAACAGGTACACCTGGTCCAACTTCAGGTGGTGCTGGAGGTGCTGGATCACCTACAAGTATTTCGGGATGTGCTACAACTTATGCAGGTGGTGGCGGAGGTTATGGTTTAGGTTGTGGTGGAGCTGGAGGCGGCGGAAACGGTGGTGGTTTTCCTAGTCCTGCAGGAGTAGCAGGATGTGCTAACACAGGTGGTGGAGGCGGTGGTGGTTCTGGTGGTCCTTGTAAAAATGGTGGCGCAGGTGGATCAGGAATAGTAATCGTAAAAGAATTAAATAAAGCAAGTGGTATGTGGTCAATGCAATCACAATTTCAAAATCAATCAGCAGGAACATGGCCAGCCACTTCAGTTAGTCTGAGTGTATTAACAGTTGCTGGGGGTGGAGGAGGAGGTGGGATTGGTTCTCCTACTTATACTTCTGGTGGTGCTGGTGGAGGTGGTGGTTATGTTTATGATTGTCTAGTAATATATGGTTCAGCAGCAGGAACTTATGCCGTAGTAGTTGGTGGTGGTGGAAGTGGTGGATGGAATCCTGCCTGTACAAGAAAAGGTGGTGTTTCAAGTTTTAATTCAGGAGGTACTTATCCTGTAGTAGCATGTGGTGGTGGAGGTGGTGGAGATGGTTTCCCAGGACAACCTGGTACTGCACCTTTTCCCCCACATTTTAAATTAGCAGGTCAACCTGGAGGATCTGGTGGTGGTGGATCAGGTGGACCAGGAACTAATACTGCTGGAACAGCAGTAGCCGGTCAAGGTAATGCTGGAGGAACAACACCCGGATCAGCGGGAATTGGAGGTGCTGGCGGAGGTGGAGCAGGTGCAGTTGGTAGTGATGCTCCTTCTAATGCTGGAGGACCTGGAGGTGCAGGATCATCTGCATGGCCAGGAGATTGTACATTAAGAGCCGGTGGCGGCGGTGGAGGTGGTGGTGGACCCGTACCTTCAGGTGGAGCAGCTTCTGGAGATGGTGGCCCTGGAGGTGGTGGTCGAGGAAGAGCAGGTCACCCAGGTGCTGGATGTACTCCAGATTGTAGACCTGGTCTAGCCGGAACAGTTAATACTGGTGGTGGCGGAGGTGGTCAAGGTGGAGATGGTGGCCCATGTACTAATGGTGGATCAGGAGTAGTATTGATTAGATATCCAGGGTCTATGCCAGTTACTTTAAGCCCAGGGTGTAATACAGCAGCATGTGTACCCGGACCTTCTACTGATAAAATTGCTACGTTTGTTGCATCAGGATGTTTTGTGGTAAATTAATTGGTGAAAATAATAGATAATTGTATATCGAAAGAATTACAGGATAAAATAGAAAACTATTTTCTTCAAAATACTTTTCCATGGTTTTATCAAGATAGTGCTTTAGGCCCTAGTGTTCCTACAAAACATAAAAAAGAAACTCCTAATACTTTTGATGACCCTCAATTTACTCATATCTTTGTGGATAATGGAGAAGTAAATTCTTCACATATAGACATCGTCATTGATCTTTTAAAAGAATTAAAAATAGAAAAATCGGAAATCTTAAGGTGTAAAGCTAATTTAAAATTTAAAACAAATTCAAAAAAACTTCATAATATATTTCATGTGGATCACGCACTTCCTCATCAGGTGCTTATTTATTATATTAATGATAGCGATGGAGACACTTATTTACAATTGAATAAATCACTAAAAAAAGTTGAACCTAAAAAAGGAAGAGCTTTAATGTTTAAAGGGGGTACTATGCATGCAGCTAATCACCCTAAAAAAACTTCTAAAAGACTGGTTTTAAATTTTAATCTTAAGTAAAGATTGACGAAATTTTTTTAAATGATATAAATTAGAAATAAAGACATATGCAATTACAGAATTATTATTGGTACTTTCAATCAGCGGTTCCTCCTCGAATCTGTGATGATATCGTTCGTTATGGAAAACAATTACAAGATGAAATGGCTCTTACAGGGGGTTCCGGAAAGAAACCCATGAATCAACAACAGATTAAAGATTTAAAAAAGAAAAGAGATTCTAATATTGTTTGGATGAATGATAGATGGATTTATAATGAAGTTCAACCTTATGTTCATCAAGCCAATTCACATGCGGGTTGGAATTTTCAGTGGGATTTTTCTGAGTCTTGTCAGTTTACGAAATATAATAAAGGTCAGTATTATGATTGGCATTGTGATGGATGGAATCAACCTTATAAACACGAAGGGACGCCTTCTCATGGAAAAATTAGAAAGCTATCTGTAACGTTAACTTTATCAGACCCTAAAGATTATAAAGGTGGAGAGTTAGAATTTGATTTTAGAAACTTAGACCCAGATAAAAAACCCAACATTAGAAAGTGTAAAGAAATATTACCTAAAGGATCCTTGGTGGTATTTCCTGGATTTGTTTGGCATAGAGTCTGTCCCGTTAAAAAAGGAACCCGACATAGCTTAGTGATGTGGAGTTTAGGATGGCCCTATAAATGACCACTAAAGTTTATGAATATAAAAATTTTTTAAAACCCCCCGAATGTCAATACTTTATAGAAAAGCATTCTCAGTTCTTTAATCCTGATAATGATAGAAGAACTTTTTATCACCGAGCAACTGAAATAATGAATGTTTATCCTTTTTCAAATACTCATACCCGTTTTACCTATGAAGCAAAAAAATTAAATGGACGTCTTGATTTTACAATGAAAAAAATAGATGAAGAAGTAATGGTAAACTACTTTCAAATTGTAAGGTGGCCAAAAAATTCTTTTCAAGCAAAACATATAGATTTCATAAACCATTGTTATACCAGTATTATTTATTTAAATGATAATTTTGAGGGAGGAGAAACTGTGGTGGAGAAAAGAAAAATACAACCTAAACAAGGGTTAATGGTATTATTTTCTGGAAATCACACTCCTCATGGTGTAAATAAAATTAAAAAAGGAAACAGATATACTATTCCTTGTTGGTATACTAAATGAAAAAGAAAAAAAGAAATAAAAAAGAACCTAGCACATTTCCTACTGAATTAGTTAGAGAAGAATATTTTAAATGTCCTATATGGTTTGCAGATGCTCCTCATTTTGTTGAGCATTTAAATAAGGCTTCGGATCCTTATATAGAAGGAGCAAAGAAAAATTTAAAAAAAGACATCGCTAAAAGAAATAAAAAGTTTGGTGACCGAGGAGATATGGGTCAGGTGTTTCATTCGATATCTTTAATTGGAGATCCAAATTTTTTAACTATCCAAAATTATATAGGTGCTACCGCCCATAACTTATTAGGAGAAATGGGTTTTGATATGACGAACCATCAATTGTTTACTACAGAACTATGGGTACAAGAATTTGCTAAAAAAGGAGGAGGCCATCATACCTTACACACTCATTGGAATGGTCATATCTCTGGTTTTTATTTTTTAAAAGCTAGTGAAAAAACCTCTCGTCCTTTATTTGAAGATCCACGAGCAGGAAATGTGATGAATCTATTACCCGAAAAAGATAAAACAAAAGTAACTTATGCAACTTCACAAATTAATTATACTGTCAAACCTGGAAGGTTGATATTCTTTCCTTCTTACTTGCCCCATCAATATGTAGTAGATATGGGTTATGAACCCTTTAGGTTTATACATTGGAACTGTCAAGCTATACCGAAAGGAGTCTTAAATGTCGTTCAAAAAAAATAAATATCAAGTTTTAAAAGGAATTATAAGTAGAGAGATAGCTGACTTTTGTTTGGCTTATTTCTTAAATAAAAGAAAGGTGGCTAGATTTTTATTTGATCAAAAATTTATTTCTCCCTTTACAGCCTATTGGGGGGTATGGAATGATGAGCAAGTACCTAATACCTATTCGCATTATGCAGATACGGTAATGGAAACCTTACTACAAAAAGTTCAACCTATTATGGAAAAACACACCGCGCTTAAATTAAGTCCTACATATTCCTATGCAAGAATTTATAAGAAAGGGGATGTTCTAGCTAGACATAAAGATAGATATTCATGTGAAATATCTACTACTTTAAATTTAGGTGGTGATCCCTGGCCCATTTATTTAGAACCTTCTGGCAGAACTGGACAAGCTGGTATTAAAGTAGATTTAAAACCGGGAGATATGCTTATCTATTCTGGATGTGATCTGGAGCACTGGAGAGAAGAGTTTACTGGACAAACTTGTGCTCAAGTATTTTTACATTATAATAAAAAAGGTTCTAAACTAGCCAAAGAAAATGAGTTTGATAAACGTCCATTCCTAGGACTTCCAGCCTTTTATAAAGGCTTTAAATCTAATTGATTATAGGTTAAATGTAGTATATTTTACTCTAGGAGAGTTATATGCTTCATAAGATTACATTACAACCAGGTTTAGATAAGCAATCTTCCGACACAGGAGCCGAAGGAAAATGGGTTAATGCCGATTATGCTCGTTTTAGATATGGCTATCCTGAAAAAATAGGAGGATGGCAACAATTAGGAAGTGACCTTTTAGTAGGAGCTGGTAGAGATCAGCACGTATGGGTAGATAATGATGGTAATAGGTATGCGGCTATTGGTACTAATAAAATGCTTTATATCTATTTTGAAGGGGCCTTCTATGACATCACTCCTTTAGATACTACACGAACACAGACTAGTGCTACCTGGACCTTTGATGGTACAACCTCTGTCACCATTACAACAGCCACGGCCCACGGAGCAACCGTAGGAGATATTATATTATTAGATAATGTGACTTTACCTGGTGGTACAGGACTCACAGACGCAGATTTTGAAGATAAATTATTTGAAATTATTACTACACCTTCTCCTACCACATTTACTATTACTTCAGCTAGTTCAGGATCGGCAGCTACAGGCGGAAGTGTAGATGTAGAATTTTATTATGTAATAGGACCAATCACACAAGGTTATGGTTATGGTTGGGGTACTAATACGTATGGTGGTCAAGTTGTTCCACCTACTTTAACAACGTTAGTTGGAACTTTAGCCGATGATGCTTTTGGAACAGGAGGAGCTCCTTCTACACAAATTACTTTAACTGCTACGTCAGCTTTTTCTTCACCTTCTGGTACAATTCAAATAGGAACTGAACTTATTAGTTATACCGGTAATAATACAGGTACCAATACTATTACAGGAATTACTAGAGCCGCGAGTGGAAGTACACGATCGGCGCATGGTGCAGGTTCTACTGTTTATGATGCAACAAATTATGTAGGTTGGGGAAGTGCAAGTTCTTCTTCTCACGTAGTTATTGAACCAGGTCAATGGAGATTAACTAACTATGGAGAAAAACTTTTAGCTTTAGTTCATAACAAAAAAGTATTCGATTGGGATCCATCGTTTGCTAATTTATCAGTAAGAGCTACAGTGGTGGCGGGAGCACCTACAGCTTCCAGAGATATGATGGTATCTACACCGGATAGACACTTAGTATTTATTGGAACAGAAGAAACAATCGGATCCTCTACTTCTCAAAATGAAATGTTTGTAAGATTTTCTGATCAAGAAGATATTAATACGTATACCCCTACCGCAACTAACACAGCTGGTAGTCAAACTTTACCCGATGGTTCTAAATTAATGGCATGTACAACAGGGAGAACAGCCTTATACATTTGGTCTGATACAGCTATGTTTACGATGAGATTTATTGGTCCTCCATTTACTTTTGGATTTGATCAAGTTGGAACTAACTGTGGTATTTCTAGCCAACATGCAGCTGTAGAGATTGATGGTATAGCTTATTGGATGGGACCTAATGGTTTCTTTAGATTCGCAGGAGGTCGTGTCGAAAGTATGTTATGTTTAGTAGAAGACTATGTATTTAATGACATTAATGCTAGTGCCAATCAACAAATTCATGCAGCCGTTGATAATATATTTGGTGAAGTAACCTGGTTTTATTGTAGTAGTGGATCCAGTTACATAGATAGATCTGTTACTTATAACTATTTAGAATCTACACCACAACAACCTATTTGTCCTCT